GATATGTTGATGTAGGTAACATGCCAAGTCACTTGGCAATGCAGTTCGTAGAACGTGTGAAAACGGAAATCCATCAAAGACGTATTCCGTCTAAATCAGGTGGAGGCACAAGTGTAATCGATAGTGCTTACAATCCATTATCAACAAACGAAGATTACTTCTTTCCGCAAACTGCTGAAGGTAGAGGATCTAAAGTTGAAACGCTACCAGGCGGAACCAATCTAGGTGAGATAGACGATCTTAAATACTTTACAAACAAACTTGTAAGAGGTTTACGTATACCAAGTTCATACTTACCGGCGGCGGCACAGGATGAAGGTCAAAGTTCATTTAATGATGGCAGAGTAGGAACGGCGTTTATACAAGAGCTTAGATTTAACAAATACTGTGAACGTTTACAAAACTTGTTAGTTGAAGTATTCAATCAAGAATTCAAAAGATATTTAATGGAAAAAGGTATTAACATTGATTTGGCAATGTTCGATATTACTTTCCAACCACCACAAAACTTTGCCAGCTATAGACAAAGCGAATTAGATAATCAAAGAATAGGTACCTTTACACAGATACAAGCTATTCCATTCATGAGTAATAGATACGCAATGAAAAGATTCTTAGGAATGTCAGATGCGGAACTAGCAGAAAATGAAAGACTGTGGAAAGAAGAAAATGCTGAGAATATCACAACACCTACAAACGCAAGTGGTGAAATGAGAGGAGCCGGCATAAGCGGTGCTGGTATAGAAGCAGACATAGCAGGAGCAGAAGATACACCACCAGAAGACGAAGGCGGTGACATCACAGTAGGTCAAGGAGACACACCAGCTCCTGATCCAGCGGCAGGAGGAGGAGCACCGGATACACCTCCGGCATAAATACTAACATGATACTACGAGAATTTTTTTATTTTGATAAACAAACTTTTGAACCTGTCGAAGACAAGTCCTATGATGCCGTTGATGACGAAAGTATTGTCAAACGTGACGACACGAGAAAGACAAGACTAACATTAAAGCAAATCAATAAAGCTCGTAAAGCGTCAGAATTCCACCAAGAAGAAAAAGAAAAGGAACTAGACTTTATACGTCAGATGTACGGTATACAGGCACAACCAGAAGCCCTGTAGGAGTTTACAATGACCGTAGCTTTCGTGATAGGCAATGGCGAAAGTCGTAAAGACATAGACTTACATCCTTTAAAAAATTACGGCAAAGTATATGCTTGTAATGCTGTATACAGACATTTTCAACCACATTACCTAGTAGCAGTAGACGTAAAAATGATACTAGAAATAAATCAGCATAAATGGCAGATGGAAAATGAAGTATGGACTAATCCAAATAAACAGTATCACGGATTCCAAGGATTTAATTTCTTCCAACCAAGCAAAGGTTGGAGCAGTGGTCCAACAGCATTATGGTTGGCAAGCACTCACAAACATGATACAATTTACATACTTGGGTTTGATTTTCATGGAAAAGCCGACGACAAAGGACAGCGTACAAAGGTAAATAATTTGTACGCAGGTACGCATAATTACAAAAAGTTAGGTGAACCTGCTACGTATTTTGGTAATTGGGAGCGACAAACAGCTTCTACTTGCGAAGCACACGCAGGAACTAAATATATAAGGATAGTTGAAGACGGCGACGATTTTATACCGAAGCAGTTAAAAAAAGTAAGTAACTTATCTCATATCACCATAAGTGAATTTAGGAGATATTATGATTTTTGACACTAGGCGTCAAAAAAGCCCGTTTTGACACCATTTTCCACGTATTTTATAATAAAAGTGTAAATATTATCGACAGCCTTACACCATTAACATGACAGGAGAAACAAATGGCAGATCAATCAAAACTAGAGCAAATGCTCGAAAAATTAGTTAACAATGATCGCGATGGCGCGGATTCATTGTTTCACGAGTTTGTAATCGAAAAATCACGTGGCATTTATGAAAAAATGCTAGAAGATGACCTTAAAGACCTTGAAGTCGACGAAGGATCTCATGATAAAGATAAAAAAGATGAGAAGAAGAAAAAAGACGACAAGGATATGAAGGAAGAATCAGACGAATCAGAAGAATCAGTTGAAGAAGCTTCAAAAGAAGACGAAGAAGTAGACGAAGCTTCAAATGAAGACGAAGAAGTAGACGAAGCTTCAGACGAAGAAACTGACGAAAATATGGAAATTACACCAGAAGCTGACCCAATGGGCGGTGACGCGGCAGACGACATGATCGATGACATGGAAGCTGACGGCGAAGAAGGTGATATGGAAAAGGGCGACGACGATGAAGAAATCGAAGACAGAGTTGTTGACCTAGAAGACGCTCTTGATGACCTAAAAGCTGAATTTGAAAAAATGATGGCTGATAAAGGTGGCGAAGATGACATGGATGACATGGACGATGATGCCGCTGATATGGATATGGGTGATGAAGAGAAGGAAGATGAAGCAGTAATGCCAACTTCCGAACTTGGCGGTGAAGAACTTCCAGTAGAAGACATGGAGCCAGCATTTGAAGGCAAAAAGTCACAAACTGAAGTTATGCGTGAGTATGTTAACAAAGTTGCTACACCAAAAGGTGAAGACAACAAAGCTAAAAGCCCAGTAGCAAGTGCTAATAACATGGGTGGAACAGCTAGTAACATAGCACAAGGCGGCGAAGGCGATACAAAAGGTTCAGGACAAACTCCAAAAGAAGATTCTATGGGGAATGTAAATGTACCTGGTAACGCTAAAGCACCAGCATACAACAAAGCCAATGGCCACGGAGCTGAGAAAAAAGGCTCAGGCGAAACAGGTGCCGATACTAAATCACCTATCGGTAGCTAATTGAGGACTAAAGGTTAGATGTTAACTTTAACTGAAACACTATCATTCGACCAGGCAAAAATGGTCGTGGAGCATGCCGAAAATGAGTCAGGTGGTAAGGACTTGTACTTAAAAGGTATATGCATCCAAGGTGGTGTACGTAATGCTAATCAAAGAGTATATCCTGTTAATGAAATCGGTAGAGCTGTCAACACGCTCAACGATCAGATTAAAGGCGGATATAGTGTACTTGGTGAAGTAGATCATCCAGAAGGACTCAACATTAACCTGGATCGTGTATCACACATGATAACTGAAATGTGGATGGACGGACCAAATGGTTACGGAAAACTTAAAGTCATTCCAACCCCGATGGGACAACTAATTTCAACAATGATTAATAACGGCGTTAAGATTGGTGTTTCATCTAGGGGTTCTGGGAATGTAAAAGAAGACGGAAGCGGAGAAGTCAGCGAGTTTGAAATTATAACTGTTGACTGTGTCGCACAACCAAGTGCTCCGGGAGCTTATCCAACTCCCATTTATGAGCATTTGATGAATACAAAACATGGCTACAAGGCATTCAATTTGGCTCGCGAATTAAAAAGCGATGAAAAGGCACAAAAGTATCTAAAGGACTCATTGGTAAACATTATCAGTGGGCTCAGAAATTAGGAGAAACAAAATGTTAGATGCACTGAAAAATCTCTTCGAAAACAACGCAATTTCAGAAGAAATCAGAGCAGAAATCAAACAGGCTTGGAACGATAAGGTAAATGAAAACCGCTTACAGGCTACAGCAGAACTTCGTGAAGAGTTCGCTCAGAAGTATGAGCACGACAAGCAAACAATGGTAGAAGCTATTGATAAAATGCTTGAAGACAGACTAGGCGCGGAGATTACTGAGTTTGCGGACGATCGTCAAAAACTAGCTGAAGCAAGAGCAAAGTATGCGGTAGCGATGCGTGAAAACGCAGATCTATTAAAGACTTTTGTTGTTAATCAACTAGGTAAAGAAGTAGGCGAATTGCACGAAGACCAGAAGGCTATGGCAGGTAAGTTCCAAAAACTTGAGGATTTCGTTGTAGATTCTTTATCCAAAGAAATCGCAGAGTTCTACGAAGACAAAAAAGACTTGGCTGAAACAAAAGTACGTTTAGTACGTGAAGCCAAAGATCATCTAGCTAAAGTTAAAGGCAAATTCATCAAGGATGCGACTACAGTTGTAGCAGAAACAGTTGAAAAAGGTCTCAAAAAAGAGATTGGACAACTTAAAGAAGATATCGATTCAGCTCGTAAAAATGACTTTGGTAGAAAGATTTTCGAATCTTTTGCTAATGAATAT